CAATTTTGTATTGCTAAAGTCGAAACAGCAGCAGAATTTGGTGCTAAATTGGTGTTATAATAGATTTTAGAGTCAATTTCAAGATAAAGATATTTCAAATCAAGAATTTCAGGTACAATTCCTGCAACTGCATACTTTTTAAGCTTGGTTTTAATATTTTCTTTGATTAAATTAGGTAAAAAGTCACCTGTTCGTGGTTTTATGCTAATAAAGACCTTTCCGTACTGAGGAGGAACTAATTCTTCACCTCCAAAAACAGAAATTGACTCAGTTTCGGGATAAATTCGTGATGGAATGAGTGTTTCATAGTCACTTGCGGTTAAAGCACGATTTTGAGAGGCATAAATGCGTGGTGCAAACTTTTTAACCGACTCAACACTCTCAATATTCTCTCCACCGCTTGAAGAAAGACCTGTTGTAACTAAAGAAATGCCACTTGTAACAGAATAATCCAAACCGTTGCGATTATAACTTAATTTTCCAGAAAATGCGAACCCACTAATGCCATTTGCACTATCTCCGTTAGAAACAATGTAATCTACAGTAATAAAATTACCTCCAGTTAGAGATTTTCCAAAAATTCCATCTCCAAAGAAGATTTCATACCTTTCATCACTAATTTCTTGTAAAAAATAGACATTTGAGTCTTTAGTAAGGTTAAAAAGACTATCTTGGTATGCGTATTTCGTTCCAGTTGTAGAATTTTGATTATTTTTAACTGTTACACTAATTAAATTGGTATCAATGCCTGAATTTGGTAAATTAAACTTTTGATTTGGGTCAGAATAACTAAAAGTAAAGTCTTTTGATAATAATGTACCCTCATAAATGCTAATATTGTTAAAAGATGCTGTTCCATTATAAACTGGGACGGTAATATCTTCTAAAATTGAAAAAATAAAGGAAGAATTGCCAAAAGATGATGTTGTTGATGCTACTGGACCTTTTTTAAGAGTTAAAGATGAAGGTACAGGTGTAACACTTGTCAAATCTACCGTAAAACTTATAGTTGCTCTTGCAGAAGTCCTTGAACGAGGGGTATAACCTATATTTCTTGCTAACGAAACAACATTTTCTCTTAAAGTTGCACTATCAATGAATACTTCATTCGTTACCATGTTGGCATTGTATGAAGTAATGTAGGTATTATATGCTAAAACATCCAAAATGGTGGAAAGATTAGACCCTTCAAAGTCATAATCCGTAAAATTAGCATTTGTTTGTAAATACTCCTTAAGAGTAGTTTTAACCTGATCAAAATCAAGGTTAGAAAAGTTAACTAATGGCATTTTACCTTGTTGCTTCTAAAGCGAATTGTAATTCTTGCGATGGTATATCAGCACCGATAATATTATAGACAATTGCGACATCATAAGAATTACCTTCAAAGTCAGGATTTACTTCTACTGATAGTAATTCTACTCTCGGTTCATAATTGTCAATAGAAGTTCTTATTTCATCTACAATGAGACCCGAAGTAATCTCATCCATGTTCTCAAATAAGAGTGAAGATACACGAGATCCGAAATCTGGAGCAAAAGGTTTCTCTCCTGGAAGAGTCATTACGATATTTCTTACGGATCTTGCTATTGCATTCTCATTTTTTAACGCAATAAGGTCATCTGTCAGTGGGTTTGACCCAAATGACATGCTAATATCTTTAAAACTTTGACTTACCCTTTGTAGAGGCACTATATTACACCGATTATCTTTTATTTATAGGGGTTTCTTACTAAAATTCCTGAAGGTTAGCAGAATTGGCACCATTATGCATTAAATCTACCTCATAATCGAGTCCATCAGGCTCATATAAGTCATTTTCTACCTTCAAATCTCTTTTTTTAGGAGTTTGATCGTCATTTGCTATCTCTCTTAGCATTTTTTGATGTTGATGGTTACCCAGATTGTCCAAGAAATCTTTCATTTTACTATTGCAATAAAAAAAGGACTCTTTCGAGTCCCTTGTATTTATCTACCTTGTCCACGGTAGCGTTTTTTTGCTTTATTTCGAGAGGTCGCCCCATAGGTGGTATGCTTTCCTCTTCCCTGACGAGTTTTTTTCGGTTTGGATTCAATATTTTGTTCTGAATTCCAACTAACGGACTTTGCCATAATTAATGTGGGTTATAAAATTTAAGATAAAAAGCAAAAATGCATAATGCGAGAATCGCTGTTAAACCGAGATACGAAAGAAATAGCATTTAATTACAAAGATTGAAGTTTTTGTTCAATTGATTCGTCTGTTGCACGAATCCTGTACTTTACTTTATCTCTTTTAGAGAGTTCTGTCAAGACCTCTGCTGCCAAATACCATAAATCTTCATCATTCTTATTGGGTAGATGGTGCTCTACCCATTCTCTGATAGGATTCATTATATAATACGAGATTTTTCGTGCCCTACACGAATACGAGGGTCACATAAGATTTCAAATCCTGCTTCGATTGCATCTAAACAGAAACTAACATCCTCTCCACACATATCCTGAACCGCACCTGATTCAAAGACTTGCATCTTTGGAGCAAACCAAGGATATGGCATCTTCTTAGTACCATCTTCATTAAAGTCTTCAAATACGCCCTTCTTAATCATCAACCATCCAAAACCTGCATAGTCAACTGTGAAAGGTTTCTTTCTTTTCGAGATACTTTCGACGGTCTCGTGATTCATAACCCCGCCATTCTTGCGGAAGTCATCCTCTTCTAACCAATGAGCAACTGAAGTAGTCTTACCGTCCTCTGTTGCATACCATCCTGAGACGATATTCTGAGTCTTCTCTTCATCTATTGTACCGTCTTCATTCACTGCGTCTTCTGGTACCATCATATCACATAACTGCCAGAACTTCGCTGAGTCAAATACTATATCTGAGTCAATCCAGAGTTGGTAGTCATATGCGAGTTTACCGTCCCAAGGTATCTGATCTGGACCCCTTAAGACATTTGCTCCGAGACACTTACATCTTGCAAAGTTAACCATTGAAGAATAGTCTTGAGAGATTTGGATTGACATACCATTCTGAACCATATCAAAGCATAACTGCACGAAGTTCTTCAGAAAGATGTATGACACTCCACGACCTGGAAGACAGAAGACAATCTGCTTTCCTTTCATTCTTGCTTTAATCGCATCAATGTCCCAATCCTCTTTCTTTTTGGTTTTGGGTGCATTGGCTTTTACTGTAAATCCTTTTGCCATAGCGTGTTGTAATTACATATCAATTATAGACTGATATATGTAGAATGTCAATATGAATCTTCTTCCCATAACTCTTTCTGGATAACCGACCCATTATCTGCTAATCTGATATACGACAAGTCTCTGGTAGAATACTCTGTCTTCAGCAACCCTACCATTACTTGTAGTAGTTCCCACTTCTCTTTGAAATCCTTCTCCGTTATATTACAATACAATACCGTATCCTTTGCATAGATGTGGTAAGTAGTAGGCATATCTCTAAGGGGGCAAATATCAAAAAACCCCTATGGTCGAAAAAAACCTAAGAGGAATTTTTTTATATAGGGGAAATTTTTTTTGTTTTTTATATACAACTCTCGCATGTACCCACTTTTGTAGGTTAGGGACTTTCGGTTTTTTAACAACGCCGCCCCGCACAAAATATAAACGAACGGGAAAACACTGCTCATTCACGATATAAAGAATTATAGCATATTACACTGCTAAATGTCAACAACTGTGTAAAGGGGAAAGTAACACTAACTCCCCCTCACAGTTCTTATCAATTATAATGCTGTATCTGCACCCTCCACGATATCATCTAACACTGCTAAGATTTCATTACCATTGTTTGCATTTTCCAAGAGGAATTCTGCAAAGTTAACTGATACAAACTGTGTGTTGCTGTTTGACATAATAAAATTGAAATTGATGTACTTAAGTAATACAAACCTTTTAGAGACTTGGTTGCATTGGTCTATACTTAACATACGCTTTATCCGTCCCCCTCAATGTTACCAACTGACAGGATTACTCAAGTCTTCGATAACACTTTCTACGGTCTCATTGTCTTGCATATCTAATACTTTTCTCCAGTCAATTTGCCGTGGATTAAAGTCATCTAGGACATCTAATTCCAGCGTTATTCTATACTTACTCTTTATACCTTGATTGTAAGAAACTGACATGGGATTAGTGCCGAGTGAGTGTTACTGAGTTAGTCTAACATTACTGAGAGTTATTGTCAATTAGTGTGTGTATTTATAACAAAACCCT